AAAGAAGCTAGACCAGCGGTAACGGGATTTATACCTCTAAGTACTCCATCAGGTCCGTAGACATCTTCTAAACCAGATCTGCCCCCAAATCCAAACAAATCACCTATTCTTTTTATAATTTCTGGTGTTTGATTTTGGCCAAAGATACTTGGTAATCCTGTGTTAGGTACAAAAGAAGGCATGACTTGATCTTTAGCGGTCTGTGCTGCTGCCCTTTTACCAAATTTTTTTTGTTCTAAAGATTTATCAACTGTGGTGTAAGCTCTAGCAAACGGTTGATGAGGTCCAGGCACTACAGCTGCTACTTCGGCTATTGGATCGAGGACTTTTGTTATAGATTTACCTAATTTTTTGAAAAAACCAAATTCAGGCAAATTTGTAATAGGATTGATGCTCATACCAGAGCCTACAATATATTTATTTGGATCTAAACCAACCGCTTTCATCTCAGCTTTTAGTCTATTTCTTGTGTCTTCAGAAATACCTAAAGGCGGCACTATCATTTCGCCTTTAGCAACATGAGCTAAATAATTATCTTCGCCTCTACCGAGAGCTGCTAAACCTGTCATGTCTGGATTTATCATGATTTTTATTTTACATTTATTTATTCATTCTTCATATAGTTTCTATTAGTTTTTGTTGATTCCTCACAAACCAGCCAAAAGACTAATAAATACCTATCACCAGCTTCAACTGGTAACCCTCTATGCATATGCGTAAAACTAGGAAATATTAAAGCATTTCCATTAGGCAGAGGCTTAACAACACCTCTGTTAAAAAATTCTGTTCCTCCCCCAATATACTCTCCTGTATTCAAAGGTACAACAACAGATATGTCAGCGCTTGCATCATGATGCCAAGCACCTTTTACTTTTTCTTTAATATTGTAATTTGCTATCTGTATATTTCCAGCAGTAACGTGACGATTCCAAATATTTATAAAGATAGGATTTAGTATAGTATCAACTATATGCAGTAAAGCGTTATTTAATTGTTCGCTATACTTGCTAATAATAATTTCAGGTATTTGTCTAAGTTCGTCTTCTAAATCGTTAGGTTTGAATGACTCATGTGCTTGCATACTTTTTAGCTCATCTATCAACAATTGACAAAAAGTTTTAGAAAATAAAGGTATGGTATAAACCTCTTTTAGCGGCTCTTTTACAATAGATTCTTTTGACAAGATCATATCTTTTTTACCTTCATTTTTATAAAAATTAGATATATTAGGTAAAGTTTTTTTTACAAATGTTAATGTTTGGTCTTCAACAAACCAATCAGCAGGATAAGCCAAAAGCAAATTTTTTAATTCATAATTATTATTTTTAGGCTGCATTAAATATTAATAACAATGTCCCCATTTGTTTTTACGCTTAATGTACCTACTGCGCCATCCATACTAAAACCTTTTGGTGCAGATGGAGTGTGTAAATTTAAAAATTCATTACCTAAATATACTTGTAGAACGCCTATGGAGGTGTTCCAAATTATGTCCCCTTCGTCAAAATTCAAGATACCTAAATCTTGATCGTTGTAATGGGGCGTTGAATCTATATTTATAGAGCCAAGATTAAGCTCTAAAATTCTTACTAATTTATTATAAGTTAAGGCGGTAACTGTATCAGTAGCTACGGGTAATCTAGTTTCAAGTAGCTTTGCCATACTGTTTTCTTATTTTGTCTTTACCAGTTGAAAATACACTAGCTATTCTATTTTTCCCCATAACTTTGGCTCTTTGTTCTGCTACTGTTAATATTTGTATCTTTCTTGCAAAGGACTTATTTTTTAATCTTTTGACTTTAGCTACAGTATTTTTTGCATCATTCAAAGTAGCGAATTTAATACTAACCGTATCTTTTGGGTTTTCATCTGTATAAAGTCTTCTACCCGTACCTTTAGGTTTTTTTCCTGTACCTTTCTTTGGATCTGCCATTATTCGTTTTTATCCTGTTTTCCTTTTTGAAAACCAATTAAATATCCAACTGCAAAAGGTAAGACTAAAATGAACACTCCTATAATTTCCATCATCTCTTACCATCTGCTTTTATATCTAATCGAGTAGATCCTAATCTCCACCCAACCCCCACATTTCCAGAATCAGAATCGTTTGAAGCAACTCTCAATACTGCTTGCCTACCTCTAGCTCTAATATGAGATTGTTTTGTTGATGGCGAGACAGTTGAGGTAGCTGCTGTAGTTAAAGAATCGCCAGGAAAATTTCTAATTTTGGTGATTAAATTGACGTTAGAAGCCGCATCATTATCTAAAAATTTTATGTCGGGTATTATTCTTCTGACAAAAGAATATTGTTCACCATCACCAATATCAAAATCTGCAGATTCTATAAAAACATTTCTCATTTCTGTTCCGTCATCATCAAAACCAATTTCATGCTGAAAAAGATAATTACTACCAGCTGCTTGTGGATAAGGTTGAACGCCAGAATCTACCCAAGACGTTCTATTAAGTTGGCCGTAATACCAAAGATTGTCTGCGTAATTATAGATAACATATCTGTCTATTTCAGTAGAGCTTGCGGAAGGATAAAACCATCCAACTTCAGAGTGTTTTTTGTTAGTGAAAGCAAATATTTTAAAAGCTTGGTCAGTATTCAAATCTGAAAAAACATAATTTAATACTGAACAAGGTAATTCTTTTACAGAACCATCATAGGTATAAAATCCGTCATAACTCATAAAATATGTGCCTGAAGGCACATTTATGGCTGCATTTGGTCCTAATAATCCTGTTGATTGATCTATTAAATTTACTGCGAAAGTAAATGGCGATCCAACAAATTGCATACTGTAAACAGAAGTATCTGTAAAAATTACAATTTCTTGTCTTGATTTTACACCACCTACAATTTGAGAGCCTGATGACAATCTTACCGATCCAGCTGTATTAGTAATTTTAGGCTCAAAATTTAACTCGTCTTCTTGCGAGCTAAAAGCCACTAACATAGGATCTAAAACTCCAGTTCTAGCTGAACCAGATATAGGATCAGCGCCTAAAACTATTAAATGTCTATCGGTTTCTGAAGTAAGAACTTGTAAACCAACGGTAGGTACTAAATTTGCTCCAGTTATTTGTGATAATTCAACAGCCCTAGTCGATGTACCGCCAGATTCCAACCACCTGTAAATACCCCCAGCTCTAACATTTATAATTAAATTTTCACCAAAATTATCTTGTGACCAAATTCTAAGTTGATTTTTTGCTGTCAAACTAGACGTAGAACCCCAGGTGCCGTCTGACCAAGCGCCAACACTCCAACCCGTACCCTGTAAAAAAACATTCAAACCTGTACTTATTTGATATGAACCATCTACTCCTGAACCACCATTACCTGTATCGCTACTATTAGCAGTAACAGTAGAGCCTGAGGTATCTTTAGCCGTAAAAGTGTAAGTGTTAGTATCAACAATACCAGTGATTTGATATTCTTGATTCAAAACAGCAGCCGTTATATTGCCACCTAAACTTGAAGCGCTTGAAATAGTAACAAAATCATTTAAAGCAGCACCATGAGAAGAATCAGTTGCGGTTATGGTTGAAGAACCTTCAGTAGCTGAAAAAGTTATTGAATTTGTGCTAGTCTTTCTTATTGGCGTTATGTCAGAAAATTCGTTACCTTCTAAAATATAAAATTTTAGATTAGTACCGTTACCTAAATATTTTGTCCCCTCTAAAGAAATCCAATTTTTTAAAGATCTTGATACACCTAAAAAAGTGTTGTTAACAACCTTTTGCCAACCACCAAATTTTTCTGGCCTGCCTTTTCTAAATCTTACTAAATTACAATCAAACCAACCAAGCTCATTATCATAAGCAGTTCCTTCTCTATTAATGCCAGCGTTAAATGTAATTTTTTGTAAAGCCATTTTTTTTATTTTACCTACTATTTTATATGTGACAATTCTTCTAAAACAATATTAAGGCTTGTAAGCGAATCATTTTTTGCAAAATCTTCATCAGAACAAGTGTACTTTGTTGGTGCATCTTTAAAAGCAATAAATATAGTTGAATTATACGGCAAACAATACAAAGCAAAAATATCTATATCAAATTCGCCCTCAGCGCCATACTTTTGTAATTTTACATCTTTTGATTTTCTTTTTCTGCGTAAATCAAATGTCCAGCCTACTCTATAATCTCCGTCTTTGTGTGGATACTTTCTTTCTTTTGCAGAAGTTTTAACTTGCACTTTGTATAAATTTCTTTGGTACTCAAAAATTATGTCCGCATAACTATTATGTGGTACTAAAGAAACCGTATCAGATACTAAAGCTAATTGGCTAGCAACGACAAATTCTCCCGATCTGCCTATTCTGTCTATGGAGGTAATCATCAGATCTGATAAATATCATCACGCATCATATTTGAAAGTGTTACTGCTCTTTGTCCCACTTGTTTTGACCATTTACTAAGTAACATTTCATTTGCCGCTTTATTGTAATTTTTATTTTCCAAAGCCGCTAAAGTGTTAACAAATTTGAATAGCCTGTTACCTAAATTAAAATACATATCTATTAAAACTATTTGTCTATTTTCAGATAAATCTTCAAAAAAACTTAATTTGTTAGACAGTATTTTTTTACATTTTTCTACATCATTATTAAGTAAAATTTCCGCTTCATCTTTAGTTATACCTCCACCTAAAGATTGATCTACTAATCTACCGTAACCAATAGTATAAAAACCCTCTGAGCATTTATAAACAGAACTTCTAAAACCCTCATGTAATTTCAATAAGTCTAATATTTTTTGATTGGACATTTTAAAAAAGTATGTTGTTAAGAAAAAAACCTGTAATACCTAGTAAAGATATTACCAAAAAAACTAAAACCGATCTGGCAGAGTTATTCAAGGATTTCAACTCGCCTTCTATCAAATCTAACCTACGGTAGTTTTCTTTCCACCTTTGCTCGCAAGCTGCTTCGTGAGAACTTAACCTTTTATCTACTTCGGTAACAGTTGCTTTTGTAGCCATTTTTACTATTTGAACCAGTTTTGTAAATACAGTTTGAATTCTTCGTATTTAGTAGGTGTTAGTTTTTTTAAGAAAATTACACCAACAATGAGAATAGCCGATATAATAATTAAAGTCTCCATAATTACCTCACTATTTTATTTGTATTAAAGGATTACTAGAATTATCTTGTTTATCTTCAATCTTATTGACTTGTTTTGACAAAATAGTTAATTCATTTCTTAAAGTTTTTATTTCACCTATCAAAATTATAATTTCTTGTTGTAACGCATTATCGGTATTGTCAAGAGCTCTAAGTTGAGCAGTATATGAAACTCCAGATTTTTTTTCTACAGCTTCTAATCTTGTAACGTAACCTGCACCAGCATAGCCAAAGCCAGCTATTGTGCTTACTAGAGCAGCTAACGCTATTATTTGACCTAACTTACCTTTTATCCATTCCATTATAAATTCGGTTGTAATTTGGTTATTTTAACAAGGTTTTGGTAATTTGCATCAAACATTTTAGTGTAGCCTAAATTGTTATCAAATATTTCAATGCTAGTGTAAATAGTTTTTGGATCGTACCAAACTGATTGATTTGGTATTTCCAAACTTCTATAGGCATCAAAGCCAGGCACATAATTTATAAAATCAATGAGACTATCTTCGTTACCATATTCGTTGTTTGCGGTAACTCTTTCTTCTATAACGCCTTGAGCTTGTTCTTGTAAGTTCTGAGCTACAATTTCATCAGCAATAGTATCTGCTTCTGAACGCACTTCTAAGTCTACAGCCCCTGTTTCTTCAACGCTAGTAGAATTATCTGCGACTGTGGTTGTCGTTACCGTAGTAGTTTCCGTTTCAACTTGAGCAACACTCATGGTTGAGTCCATAGTGCTAATGTTTAAATTAAAATTTTTGTCCACGCTAGTTTGGTTTCCAGTGCTACCACCAGTTGAGTGCACATCAGTTCCCGCAGTTGTACCACTAACACTATTAGCAGCAGTGCTAATCGTTTGTGCTACTACGTCTAATTGAGTTTGAGTGATACCCGATTCTTCATCAATTTTACCAATGACAACAGCTTCTACTTCAACTTCTGCTACCTCTTCTATTTCTTCTCTAACTTCAACTATCACTTCTTCTATTTCTTCAAATTCTGGTTCAAAGTATTCTTCTAGTTCTTCAAACTCTTCAACAAATATTTCTTCAATAATTTCTTCTCGTATGGGCTCTTCTTCAATACGCAGACTTAACTCAAAAGGTTGTTCATTCTTTCCCTTTTTCT